CACGCGGGTCTTAGCCTTGCGAGGAGAACTGCTCCACCCGTTCAACTCCTGCGGGACAAAGGCGCGGTACGAAAACAAGCTCCACACACCGTCCGGCGAGGGCCGCGCACAGGAGCCCTGCATGTTTCCCCCGTTCAGGTCAGCCAGCGCTTCCCCCTCCAAAACAGGACAGTTACACACCGTCTCAGGGTACGACGTGCCTTTGATAACCATCGTGCGCCCCGTCGGCGTACAGGTCGCCGCCGCGCACAACGCAAAGTCCCCCTTACACATCGTAAGCTGGGGCTCCGCCCGCGCACCAAAAGACGCCAAACACGCAGCCAGTACCAAAACAGATCTCCACATAGAAAAACCCCCATAAGTATGCCCCCTAGACGATACGCCACCGTTTAGGGGTCAGTCAAACTCTTACCGTTGACCCCGTGCAAAAAAGGGGTTGACGCACATAAAGGCTTTTATGTATAGATAATAGCGCATACAAAGGAAAAGGAAATCCTGCACGCAACCTCCAACCGAAGGAAAACTCCGATGTTCGACACTATCATCAAGGCCCTCTTCCCGAAAAAGAAACCGCGGGCCGCGGATCAAACAGAATGGATCGCGGCCCTTGACCAGAAGGTCGATATGCTTCTGGAGGACCTCTACCGCAGGGCTGAAGGTAAGTTTTCGGTAGAAAGCTCCGACGAATTTATCCCCGTGCCAAAATTCACGCAGGGCTCAAGGAGGGGGAAGGCCATCTTCTGCCCCCATTGCGGCCATAGCCACACGGTACACAGCTTCGCGTGGACCGCGCTGCTGTGCCTTTCCTGCAACACCTCTACCCCCAAAAATAAATGGCTTATGCGGAGGGTCAAATAATGCCTTACTGGCGTACACCAAACCGGCCTCAAACGGTGGTCAATCTGATCTGGGGCGTGGTACTGGCCGGAGCCGCTGTAGCCGCGGGCGTCGCCTTTATTTTGTGGCTCGCAGGGTTCTAGGACACGAAGAGGAGATCCTATGAAAACATTTGCCACTATCCGCGAAACCGTCGAAGAAACACTCGGCCTCGAACTCGTCACCAACCAATACCTCGCCCGCAAACTCCGGAGGAGGGCGGCAGACGAAGAATGGGTCGGCGGGGACGAAACAGAAGCAGCGCGTCTCCGCTCGCGGGCCGCGGAACTCGAACAAAACTGCTCGAAGCTTGAAGGGGCGGCCTAATGAAAAAGGACTGGCTCAGGACCGAGTTTAAACTGATCCGAACAGAGGCGGGAATTTCAGCCAAGACCCTCGCCGCGCGAACGGGGACAGGACATGGAAATACCATCTACAGTTTCGAAAACGGAAAAAACAGCCCCGCCCTAAAGACTGTCGAAAAGTGGCTACACGAACTAGGCTACGAACTCGAAATCCTGAAGATAAGCGAACCAAAAGCTTAAAACGCCCCGGAAAGAGATGCTTGTTTACCGAAACAATAGTCCCTACGCCAAATTCGCGCGTAACCTGTCGTCCCGGACGCGCAACGACGCTTCGGACGTGTTCGACGACGACCAGCGGCTAATAGCCGCCATCCAACGGGACAACTCGGTCGGGTTCGAGGCGGTCTACGAAAGCGCGTCAGGCGCAAATGGGAAAATATCCGACGCCCTACGTTGGGAGCCGCCCCTCCGAAGAAAACGAAACATCAAACCTCTGCCGCTCTCCAAGGTATTCCATCCACGTTGCAAACCAAGATATGCGAAATAAATCGGGTGCGGCACGTTTAACGGCAAATCACCCCAAAACACGAACCACGGCCCGCGGCGCGACAAGGCAATGGAACAACGGAACAGGAACGGATCGGGGAAAAGGGCCGAAAATGAGGGAAAATATGGAAAAGGACAAAGGACCGGTTAAGCGCGTGCAAGGGGCGGAAGTATACCCGGCGGCTACGGGTATACCAAAAAGGGGCGGAAGGCGCGTAGGGGGGCCTCTAGGGGCGTTTAAAGAGGGTGAGAGGGCGCGGCGGAGGGCGGAGGGGAGTGTTTCGGGGGGCGGAGAGGACGGGGCGCGGACCGCGGATCGGGGGCTGGTTCCAGTTACCGCGCGTACGCGTGAGAAGTTTTTAAAAAAAGTTTTAAATATAGGTGGAACAGGTGGAACAGTGGAACAGAACTGCTGTAACCGTTGGTACATAAGGGTTTGGAGTGTTCCATTAAGTGTTCCACTTACAAAGATGGTGTTGAGCTAACGGAACAGGGTTTAACGCATTGAATGGATTTTAGTAGTTTTTTTGTGAAAGAAAGTTTCATTTCGAGCCTATATATAATAGGGAAAAGGGAAACCCCGTGCTCCGGCACTGCAACAGGAAGGACCTGCCATGCCACGTAAAGGCCGCTATGTTAGAAAGTCAGACCAGCCCGGTTATGTAGAAACCCGGGGCGGAGCGGGTAAGCCCTCTCCAAAACGCTACACCATCGACACCCCGCTGAACGACCGGCAAGAGCGCTTTGTTAAAGAGCTCATCAGTAAGGACGGTCAGATCACACATGTCGAGGCCGCCATAAACGCCGGGTATCCAGCCGGGAACGCCAGAACGCGGGCTTCGGAGCTTCTAAACCCCGGCATGAACCCACACGTTGTAGCCCGCATAAAGGTCTACCGCGACGAACTTGACGCAAAGTACGGCGTCACCTTCCAACGGCATCTGAAGGACCTTCAGGTTATCCGAGACGTTGCCCTTCAAAACGGGGCCTATTCGGCTGCCGTACAGGCAGAGAAAAGCCGGGGCATGGCCCATGGCGATATTTACGTCAGCCGAAGCGAGGTTCGCCACGGCTCTATAGACAGCATGTCGAAAGACGAAGTCCTCAAAGCCTTGCAAGATATAAAGGATTCTTATGCCCTCACCGACATCACACCATCTACCGAAGACGAGAATAGTCCCGAGGGCCGTAGCGAATCGCGAGGGCGGCTTGTGGAAATTGATGAAATCGGGCATCGACAAAAGTAGCCGCAAACTCACGATGACCCGTCTGGAGACATGGGCCACGCCCGGCGTTCCGGACGTAATCGTTTTAGACGAGCGGGGGGCCTTTCATTTCGTCGAGCTGAAACACACCCTTGGGAACGCCATTGATCTGTCGCCACATCAGGTCACTTGGATGGACAACCACAAAAACGGCAGCGCTTGGATTTTGGTCCGACGGAAGAAGGATAGGGAGAAGGCGACCATCAGGATCTACCACGCGGCAAAAGCCGTGGATGCCCGGATGGTCGGCGTGAAGCACCCCGCCGCCTTGATTGTTGAGGAACCTTTTAACTGGGACGAGATTATGGGATTGATTTGTCCGATATAATCCCATAGACTGAACACCTTCACACAAACTAAAGGGAAACCACCATGTCTTTTAAACCCGTTTTCATCTTTTCCGGCGACGAACGCTGCATGAACGGGCAGTGTTTTGCGACCAAGGGAGAGGCGCTAGGTAGCGCCCGCGCCCGCTTCAATGTCTGGGTGACGCCCAAGGGCTTCGACGCGGAGGAAAGCACCGACCCTGTGAACTATCGGTGGAGTTTCGAAACCGGCGATGCCTCCGTAAGCCCTACGGCGACCACGGGGGAGCCCATCCCGAACGTGCTGCGGCAGACGATGTCCGGGGAGATGGCGTGATGTTTCTATTGGCGCTGCTGGGCCGCCTGCTATACGGCCCCGACTGGAAAAAATACGCCAACGCCCCCGCACCTAAAAAGCGGCGACGATCCCGGCCCCGAAAACGGCGAGGCTTTTAACGCCACATTAAACCCGGTTGACAGCCGGGTTTTTTGTGCGCTAGGGTATGCGAGTTAACCCATACCAAAGGAAACCACCCATGTTGAACACCGTAGAACATTCCCGCGCTAAAAAAACCGCCGGGCTCGCCGTGACATACCGCGCCGCGCCCGGCGACATGTACGGAACTTGTCCGGATAGCTGCCCGCTCAAACCGGCGGCGACATCGACGACCGAAATCGACCGCGAATACGAGGCCGCTTTGCGGGCCGGGGTTCCGAAGCGCGGTCAGGCCTATTTGTACACGCATTTCCCGCCGTCAAAATGGGCCGAACAAAATACCGGCGCACCCGATCAGGCCGTCTTTAATTATTCCGCGCCCGATACAAACGACGCGGCGGAACAAACCCGCCACGGGGTCGCATCCGTCGCCGTTGTACCGGCGGGCTATTGGGACCGTCGCGCTTCTCATAAGATAATGACCGATGGCAGGACGCGCGGCGTACGGTGCCCGGCAGAACTACGCGACATTAGTTGTTCCGGTTGCGGCAATGGCCGTCCGTTATGCGCCCGGTCCGAACGTGACTATTTTGTGATCTTCACCGCGCACGGCGCAGCGAAAAGAAAAGCGGGGGACAATCTTGACCCGGGCGGCTGTTATGCGGGCGGCGGAAACGTCGCGCTACACTGGCGCGGTTTATCGAATAAGGCCGAACCCGTCGAGACGGACGCCGAGCAGCACAAACGGTTCGCGGGTAGTTTACCGCCGGGCTCTATCTTGCGCCCCCACATTGCAGGCGACATGGGGCGTATCAAATAAAGCGCTTGCGCTACATGCGAGAACATGCGACAACATCGGGGCGGGGTAACACCGCCCCGTTTTTTTAGCCTAAAGGATACCGAAAATGTCTCACGAATTAGCAACACAAGAAAATGGCACCATCGCAATGGCCTACCGGGCAGGCGACGCCGCCCCATGGCACGCCGCTGAGACCTGCCCGCAGATTGTAGAGGCGGGCGCGTCTATAGATACATGGGCCGAAGCCGCCGGTTTGAATTATGACGTTGAATGTCGCCCGAACCACCGCACCGACGGCACGGCAATTCCGGATTCATTCTATATAGAGCGCACCGACACGGGCCATGTAACCGGCCCCTATATCGCCGGGCAGTGGCAGCCGGTACAGAACCGCGCCATTCTGGAGGTTGCCGACGATATCCGCGCCAAATACGGCCACGACATCATCACGGCGGGCGCATTGTTCGGCGGAGCGGCAGCGTGGATACAATTAGAGGCTGGATTGTCCGCCGATATCGGCGACGGCGACACTGTGACAAGCCGCCCCTTGTTCACCGTCAAGCACACGGGCCGCGACGCTAACACGTTTGCCAGCGTTCAAACCCGCGTGGTTTGCAATAACACGCTGACCTTCGCCTTGTCAGAAACCAACGCCGACATATTCCGCCACGATCACCGCGTAGCACTGGACCCCGCCGCCGTGGAAACCGCGCTAGGTTTAAACGCGGAATCGTTCGGGTCTTTCGTTAACGCGGCGAAAGCCATGGCGGCCCGCGCTTTGACCGACGCCGAAGCGCTGGCATATTTTCGGGCGGTTATGCGCGGCACAGAGAAAACCGCCGACGGCGGGCGCGTCATCCACTCGGAGGGCGTGCGGAAAGCCTTCGCGTACTACAAGGGGCAGGATTTCGTCGCGATAGGCAAGGAAGACGAAAGCGAAGCGGCCCGTTATGTGTCGGCGCGCCTTGAGGCCATCGCCCGCAATGTCGGAGCCGGACTGCCCGAAGATATCACGGCCCCGCCTGCCGCCGGTATCAACCCGGGGCACGATCTGGCGACGACACGCGGCACGGTATGGGGCGCGCTAAATACCATCACGTGGCTGGCCGATCAGCGGCCCGTCAAAAATCGCGGCACCGCGCACAACGTGGCGTCGAATTTATTCGGTGACGGTACCGGCGGCGCACTCAAATCCCGCGCACATAAAGCGGCGCTGGAACTGATGACCGCATAAAGCGCGGCGACATACGCGACAACGGGGCGGCCTTCGGGTCGCCTCTTTTTATGGCGGGGCACTGGCCCGCGACCCCCGGCCCGCCAATCGTGCCAAACGCACCACCGCCCGCCCACCGCCGCCCCGTGGCTCGCGGCCCGTGGTTTCCGGTACCGGGGCCGCCCTCTTTTGCCGCGCCCCCCAGCGGCGCTTATTATGGCCTTGCACTGTATGCGCCGATATGCGACTATCGGGCCGGGCAATACCGCCCGACACCAAAAGGAAAACACCATGATAGATGAAGACGACACCCAGACCGCCGACCTTCTCCGCACAGTCACGGAGGCCACGGACTATCGCCTCGCCGTCACGAAGGCCACGGACTATCGCCTCGCCGAACTGGATCGAATCGATATCCTACTGTCTGGCATCAAGCCGCCCGGCGAGGACGGCCCCACAACCGCCGCCGAATTCACCGCCGCCGAATTCACCGCCGCCGAATTCACCGTCGCCGGATTCGGCACCGGCACCGTGGCGGAGCTCGAATTCCACATCGCGCAGATCACCGAGGAACGCGACACGCTTCGTAAGGAGGCGCACAGCGCGACGACGAACGCCGCGCTCGCTCTTTACGATGCGATAGGCCTCGCAACCAATACCGCGATGGCCGAGCTTATTGCCACGGTTGAGGAACAGGCCGACGACATCCGCGACCTTCGGGCCGACCTCGAAGAACGCGACCAGATGGCCGAGCCCGACATCGACGC